GAAACCGAATTAGCAGTAGGGTCGGCTACGCTTTCTGGCGGTACAGACGGTTCTGCTGTTTCTGACGCAGATTATTTAGGGGAGGACGGACTGAAAGCGTTTGATGTAATCGACAACATCAATCTTATCGCAATACCGGGGCAAACGAGTAAAATAGTATTGCAGGGCTTAGTTGACTACTGTGATTCGAGAAACGACTGTTTCGCAATTCTCGACCTTCCCGAAGGACTAGACACCACGGAAGCGTTAGCTGCTAGAAAAGAGTTAAGGGGAACGAACGGTGCTTGCTACTATCCTTGGGGCAAAGTGATTGACCCGCTTGGCTCTGATGGAAAACTAAGACTTGTCCCTCCTAGTGGTCATGTGATGGGGTTGTATGCACGAACCGACCGTGAGCGTGGAGTGCATAAAGCACCAGCAGGCGTTGAAGCCAATGTGCGGGGATTCGTGGAAATGGAAAGACCCTTAGCAAACGGTGATTTAGACCTTCTGAATCCAGCAGGCGTAAACTGCATTACCGCCAGACCGAATCAAGGAATCGTAGTATGGGGTGCTAGGTCGCTAAGTTCTGACCCGAATAAGAGATATGTTTCTGATGTTAGATTAGACATTAACATTCTGGTATCTAGCTACATCGGAACACAATGGGCAGTATTCGAGCCGAATGACGAAGTTCTCTGGGGCAGAATCAGCGACCAGCTTAAGGGCTTCTTGTTCAATAAGTGGCAAGAAGGTGCTTTATTCGGTGCAACCCCCGAAGAGGCTTACTTCGTAAAGTGTGATGAAGAATTGAACACAGAAGAAGTACGCAAGTCTGGCAGAGTTATCGCAGAAATCGGCTACGCCAAGAAAAAGCCGGGCGAATTCGTTATTCTGCGGTTTAGCCAAAAGACCGCTACTACGAATTAAGGAGGGATATGAATGGCTAGAACCTATGCAAATGATCCACTCCAAAAGTTTAAGTTCCGAGTATCTATCCCCGGACTTTCTCCTGCCCTCGGCTTTCAAAAAGCTAGTGGGCTAAGAAGGGAAGTTGGAGTGGTGGAGTACCGTGAAGGTGGATATGACCATACCCGTAAGTTAGTGGGTCAAGAGGTCGTTGAACCTGTCGTACTAGAGAGAGGAACCTACGCAACACAAGACTTATATCAGCTTTACAAGCAGACTTTGACGAATCCTTCTTTCCGTACAACCGTTACAATCGAGCAACTCGACAAGCAAGGCAAAGTGGCAAGGAAGTGGGTCTTGGCTGAAGCGTGGGTTAAGTCGTGGGAAAGTTCCGATTTAGACGCTGAATCCGAAGATGTCGCTATCGAGAAAATCGAAATTGAGTTTGAACATTTCCTAGACTAATAGAAAGAGGGGAGGGCGTTTATCGCCTTCCCCAATGATAATAGGAGGTAAAGATAATGACTAAAAAAGCAGATGTTGTGAGAATTCATGGTTCTGATTCTGAAGTTTATGAGTTATTGGCTGGCTACAGGGACGAAAACGGAGTAGTGCATAAGGAGTTCCAAGTGCGGGAAATGACAGGTGTTGAAGAAGAAGCAATTTCCCGTAACGAAATCAAGTCCAATGGCGGTAAAGTCATTCGTACATTGATAGAGCGTTGTTGTACCAGAATCGGAACTTACGAACAATCGGCGTTGAAGGAAAGAGAGTGGAGAGAAATTGTCCAGTCTTTAACCGTAGGCGACCAAGATTACATTATGTTGAAAATCCGCGAAGTAACGATTGGCAAGGAACTAGAAGTGACCCATAAGTGCCCAAATTGTAAGCAGGAGTTAGTTACCGCCTTAGATATAGACGAGTTAGAGATTATCCCGTTTAAGGGCGATTGGGAAATCGACTTTGAATTGCCGAAAGGTTATGTAGACAAAGAAGGAAAAGTCTATACGAAAGGAAAGTTACGATTCCCCAATGGGCATGACCGAGAAGCATTAGACCAAGTGGCTAGAAACAATATCGGACTAGCTAATACCATGCTTCTTACTCGTTGTATCGTTGAGTTCAGCGGATTGAAGGTTTATGATAGCTTGATTAAAAGCCTGTCGTACAAAGACAGGGACTATTTGCTTAATCTCTTAAAAGACAATCAGTTCGGTGTTAAGCTTGAAACAGAAGTTACCTGCGTAAGTTGCGGAGAAAGTTTCGTAGGTAATATGAACATGGCAAATTTTTTATAAGCACATTTTTCGACTCGGACTTCCTGAATCATTGTAACTTCGAGAACACCAAGATGGAAATGCACATTCTCGCCTATGTCTATCGGTGGGAAAGAGATACGCTTTGGAAGCTACCGTTTAACGAGCGAAAAATGTGGGTGAAGATGATACAAGACCAAAAAGAAGCCGAACAAAGAATGATAGAGAGGGGCAAAACAGTAAGGAGGTAGTCGATTGGAAAGCAATTTCTTAGGACTAGGAATTTTATTAGACTACCATGATAGAGCGTCAGCGAAACTGCTGAAAACCTCTCAAGTGTTCAATCAGACAAGAGCAAGTGCAGAGGAACTCGTTAATACGGTAGACGCAAATATGGAACGGTTGAACAGAAGTGCTGTGCTGGGTGCAGGATTGGCTACCGCTGGATACATGGTGAAGAAAACAGGAATAGGAATATTAAGCACTCTGAATGAAGCACGACTGGCTAGTGCCGAATTGGAAACCGAGTTCGCAAGGTTGAAGTTTATATCGGGTGCAGTCGGGGAGGAATGGGAGAGTCTAAGAAAGTTTGCGATTCAAACGGGAATGGACACTCCCTTCTCCCCCGTTGAAGCTACCCAAGCAATGATTGAGCTAAGGACTGCGGGACTAAGTACGGAAGCAGTTTTAGAATCACTCCATAGTGTACTAGACTTAGTTGCTTTATCCGCAGGCTCCATTGACTTAGCTTCGGGTGCAAGTTTGATAGCAAGCACTTTGAATAAGTTCAACCTTGAAGCATCAGAATCGGCAAGAGTGGCAGATATTTTCGCTAAAGCAACACAAGACACAGCTTTCCAAATGGCTGAATTAAGTAGCTTCATCAACTCGTTAGGCGCCGCACCGTCTAAACTCGGTCGACCGCTTGAAGAACTTATGGCTCTCGGCGGTCTACTAAGAAATATCGGGCAACAGGCTCCACAAGCAGGTGCTACGGTTGCTGGGTTCGGGCGGAAATTGTTGCAGTTGACGGGTCAAATGAGCAGAGAAAACTTCTCTGGGGTAAAGAAAGACGCTTTAGAAGTTCTCGGACTAAGTGAGGAATCGTTTTGGGACGCAGAGGGAAAACTGCGTTCTATGACTGAGATTTTCAAAGAGATTATCGAAGGAACACTCGGTAAAAGCGACCAACAAGTAACAACCGCTATGCAACAGTTATTCGGCGACCAAGCTGGAAACTTGATTACCGCAGTAAGACTGTCGCAACAAGAGTTCTATAGATATGATGAAGCAACAGGTCAATATGTGCAGACGACAAGAGAAGGAAAACGCTCGCTTGATGAATTGATAGCTTCCTTCCAAAATGCCAGCGGAGAAGCTAAAGCAGGAGCAGAAGCACTTCTCGAAACTTCGTGGGGAATAGCGAAGCTGAATGAGGGTATTAGACAAACCTTCGTAATTATGGTGGGACAAACAGTAGCACCCATAGTAAACAAGTTTACGAACATGATGAGCAAGGCTCTTTCTGCGCTAATCGCTTTTGGGGAAAAGCACCCGTGGTTTATGAAAACTTTAGGGTACGGAATGGGTATAGCAGGTCTTATGCTAGTCGTGGTCGGTACAGGAATAGCATTAGCAGGTGCGTTCATTGGTCTACAAGTTGCAATAGGAAAAGCACAAGGATTTTTAGTTAAATACGCAGTAACGCAAGGCGGTCTTAACGCCAGTATGCTTACAGGAAGTAAGCTAATCGGTTTTTACATTGGACAGATTACGCCATTAGCAGGGAAATTGTTATCGCTCACCGCAGTATCAAGCCTGCTTTACTTAGCATGGAAATTTGACTTTATGGGACTAAGGACTATTGTTTTCGATTTCGCCCAAGGCGTGAAAAAAGCATTCCAAGACAGCGAAGAATACATGAAGCTAGACGTAAACGACTTCGTAGAAACATTCAACACGCTAATGAACTCGGCGGATTGGGTAGACAGACTGACAGCCAAGTTAATGGAATTAAAGTTAATCTGGCAGGGATTGAGCGAAGCATGGTCTGACTACACCCTGTCAGAAGATACTTTCTTAAAGTTACAGGAGTTAGGGTTGTTACCCCTTATTGAGAATTTGCTATTTTTGAAGATGAACGCCGAAGAGTTCTTTAGTGGATTCCAAGAGGGGTTCACAGGAGTAGGTGACGTCGTAGTCACGATTTGTAGTACAATTATTGGGTGGATAGATTCAGTCGTAACCGCAATCCGTAACCTTTTCTCGCCATTAGAAGAATTAGGAAAAGAATTTGATGGGGTAAACTCGTCCATTTCAACGTTAAACCTATCAGGCTGGGAGAGATTCGGAGAGTTAGTCGGTATAGTCGGTGCTTCCTTCCTAGCCTGGAAGATAGGTAGTACAGTATGGGATATTGCTTCAGGCATTTATGGTATTGGGAAAGCAGTAGCCAAGGTACTTCCGAAGATTTTGGCTATGGATTGGGCTTACGATTCCCTTCTTGCAAAAAAGGCTATAGATAAAGTAGAAACACTAGCACTTCGCGCACTTTACGCCAAAGACGCAGTAATGCGAGGAATAGTGGTAGCAAAACAATGGCTACAAGTTGCGGCTACAACTGCGTTAAATAAGGTAATGGGTATATGGAACGCACTTCTGTCAGCCAATCCGATTACGTTGATAATCATTGGGATAGTAGCATTGATAGCGGCAATTGTCTACCTCTGGAATACGAGCGAAGGATTTAGAAATGTTGTTTTAGGGATATTAGACGCACTCGGTTCTGCGTTCAGGTGGCTATGGGACGAAGTATTAGTTCCCCTGTATGAATGGTTTAGCGAAGTATTCACGACTGCGTTCTCAACAGGACTAGAAGTGATAACGAATGTGTTCCAAGCAATCTTAGACACGGTTACTTCAATCATTGACAACATCAAGCTCATTCTAGGCGGGATAGTTGATTTCGTTGTAGGAGTTTTTACGGGCGATTGGGAAAGAGCGTGGCAAGGTGTAGTTGATATATTTAGTGGAATCTTCGGTGTCTTAGGAGATATAGTGAAAGCTCCGATTAACTGGATAATCACAGCCTTAAACACTATGATTGAAGGACTGAACAAGATTTCCTTTGATGTCCCCGATTGGGTTCCGATAATGGGTGGGAAAACTTTCGGATTTGACATTCCGACAATTCCACTGTTGGAAACAGGTGGGTTAGTCGAAGATACAGGAATTGCTATGCTCCACCCCGCAGAAGTGGTTGTTAATGCGGACTTGACTAAGAAGCTACAAAGTTTCCTAGACACAGTAACAGAAGCAGATTTGACCGCAAGAGATGTTATTCAACCGATTATAAGGATAGAGCCAGTAGTGCAAGAGCCTATGGTTTCTAACGACAATCGGCAGTCAAACGTAATAACGAATGTAGTAAACAATTTCATGCAAGCGGTGGCACAACCGCAACAAGCACCACAGGCACAGTCCATTGATAACTCCATCACGATAGAACAAGGTGCGATTCAGCTTACTGTAACTAATGCGTCTGAAAGTGATGCAGAATCTTTGGCGGAAGAGCTTCTTGAAAAACTGATGGAGAAGATAGAACGGAAAGCCCAGTTAAGGAGAATGGTTAATTATCAGCCCATAGGCATTAGAGGATAGGAGGGGGTTATATGGGAGTTGGAGCCAGAACAAAAGGTCTGTTCAAGAACACTCGGACAGGTGAAATAAAAAGGTTTCTGTATAACCCTCCTGGGTTTGTGGAT